GACGATTTGGTGGACAGTATGACGCAGGCGTTAATGCGGTATCGTCAAGGGAATTTTGTTCAATTACCAACAGATAGTTGGGAAAAAGAAGAAGTTTCTGATAGAGTAAGGGTATATTATTAATCTAGTAAAATTGCGCTAATACTATCTAAGGGATTGTTTATGGCTGAAGCTACAAAAGGTTTTGGAACGTTCATGGAGAATTCGGTTCCATCGCAGCTTGATGAAGCGGATTTGGATGCTGAACTAGAGCTAGAGATCCCCGGCTCACGGAACACGGTTCAAGCCGTGATTGAAGCTGAGGATGTTGGCAGTATTGAAATTGAAGAAGACGAAGATGGTGGCGTTACAATTGATTTCGAACCAATGGGCGATGATCGTGTAAGCGATGAGTTTTACGCCAACCTTGCTGAAGACATACCTACCCGAGAGTTGCAGAGAATTGCCAGTGAGTTATTGGATGAATTTGATGCGAACAAGGCCAGTCGTCAAGATTGGGAAGAAGCGTATGCCGATGGTTTAGAGCTTCTTGGCTTTACTTACGAGGAGCGCACACAACCGTTCCGTGGCTCGTCGTCCGTGACTCATCCTTTATTGGCCGAGGCTGCGACACAATTTCAGGCGCAAGCGTTTAACGAATTATTACCTGCGGGTGGACCTGTTCGTACTGTTGTGATGGGTAAGGAGACGCGGGAAAAGATTGCTCAAGCGAGTCGCGTAAAGAGTTTTATGAATTACTACATCACCAATGTGATGGAGGATTACACGCCGGACATGGACCAAATGTTGTTTTATTTGCCATTGGCGGGTTCGACGTTTAAGAAGACGTATTACGACGAGACGCTGGGTCGTGCGGTATCTAAGTTTGTTCCAGCGGAAAACTTAGTGGTTCCTTATGAGACTTCTGACTTAGACACTTGTCCTAACATTACTCAAGTGTTCAAGATGAGTTTGAATGATTTGAGGAAAAAACAACTGTCAGAGTTTTACCGGGATATAGATGTTATTCCGGCGCAGTCTTTGTCTACCAGTGGTATTACGGAAGAGATCAATAAGATTGAAGGCGTGGAGCCCTCACAGATTGATTATACGTGCACGTTATTTGAATGCCATGTAGATCTGGATTTAGAGGGTTATGAGGAAGTTGACGATGAGGGAGAGCCTACTGGAATTAAGGTTCCTTACATTGTTACCATCTCGGAGGATAATGGTGAAGTTCTATCAATTAGGCGCAACTATCGGGAGGAAGATGAGTTAAAGAAAAAGATTCAATACTTTACTCACTTTAAATTTTTACCTGGTTTTGGTTTCTACGGGTTAGGCTTATTTCACACCATTGGTGGTTTGTCACGGACGGCTACTTCGGCGTTGAGGCAGTTGCTCGATGCGGGTACTTTGGCTAATTTACCTGCTGGTTTTAAAGCCAGAGGACTCCGCATTCGGGATGATGACGAGCCGCTACAGCCCGGTGAATTTAGAGATGTTGACGCTCCCGGCGGTGCCATCCGTGACTCCCTTATGCCCTTACCGTTTAAGGGACCTGATCCAACGTTGTTCCAGTTATTGGGTTTTGTGGTTCAAGCGGGTCAACGTTTTGCCACAATTACTGACCTGAAGGTTGGTGATGGGAATCAGAACGCGGCAGTAGGCACAACCATTGCAATGTTGGAGCAAGGCTCTCGTGTGATGAGCGCTGTTCATAAACGTTTGCATTATGGTATGCGTCAGGAGTTTAAAATCCTAGCTCGTGTGATGAGTGAAAGTTTACCTCCGGAATACCCATACTCTGTTGCGGGGGCAGATTCAAGTGTTATGCGGTCTGACTTTGATGATAGAGTAGACATAATTCCGGTAAGCAACCCAAATGCTTTTAGTCAGGCGCAACGTATTGTACTAGCGCAAACCAAATTACAACTAGCGGGTGCTGCACCGGAATTACACAACATGCACGAAGTTTATCGTGACATGTATGAGGCTCTGGGCGTAACGGATACGGATAGAATAATGAAGGCGGTTCCCGATGAGGAACCTATTCCTATTGATCCGGCGCAAGAAAACATAAATGCTTTGGACATGCTTCCACTGAAAGCGTTTGAGGGTCAGAACCACCCAGCGCACATTACGGCTCACTTAGTGTTTGGTACAAGTCCGATTGTTGGTTCTTTGCCGCCGGTTGCGATGGCTTTACAAAAACACGTGATGGAACATGTAAAAATAGCCGCTCAGGAAAGAGCACTTCAAGATTACTCGCAACAAGTACAGCAGACCGGTCAAACCGCTGACGAAGAGCAGATGTTGAAGATGGAGCAAGCCGTTGCTCAATTTATAGCGGAGGGCATGCAGCAAGTTAAAACGTTGTCTGGACAACTATCTGGAGAGGGTCAGCAGGATCCGTTGATCAAGCTCAAGGAGTCAGAACTTCAAATCAAGGCGCAATCTGAACAGAATGATGCCCAGTTGGATGCTCAAAAGCTTAATTTAGATACTCAAGCCCTACAAGCTCGAAAGAGTCAGTTCCAGCAAAGGCTGTCTTCACAAGAATCTCAAACTGCTGCTAGAATACAATCAGCAATGGATAGGGAGATACTCAAGCAAAGGTCACGATAATGGAAAATTTCATGGATTTTTGGCCGATTATTTCTGGCCTTATAGCTGTGGCAGCCATCGGAATAGCTTTTCGTGCTGAGATTACAGTTAGAGTAAAAAGCTTAGAAGAAAAGGTTAAAACTCTTTTTGATATGATAAACAGAATGAAATAGGAGAATAATTATGTTTGGTTCAGCACTTAGGGCAGCGATTCCACAAATGTTAGCTAGTGGACAATTCAAGAAGGTTGAAGGTGCGGATAACAATGCCGTTGTCGAAGGTCCTCCGGTAAATATTAGAGGAATGTCTGTCGGGCCTATGCAAGGCTCTGGAGTAGCCGTTGCCGCTCCAGTAGGGTCTCCGGCTACTACAAACTCTGGTGGATTTTTTTCAGGGGTAGGGTTAATGTCTTTATTAAATGATCCCAATGTTCGTGCGCAGCTTAATTTAGGATCATCACCTTCGGCACAAGAGCCGTCTCCCGTCACAGCTTCGGAACCCGCGCAACCAACGTTTCAAGAATTATACATGTCTAGCCCAGAGTATATGAATGGTCTTTCAAGTTTTCGCCAAAGATTATCGCCATCTTCCAGTACTCCGCAACAAAATTATTTAGACCTTTATAATCAGATGGCACTTAACACAAAAAACATTAATCCATTTAGGAGACCCGAATGAAAGTAAAATACATGGGTTCTGCCCCATCTAATCCACAAAAAGCTGTGGCTTATGCAGACATTAAAGACCAAGGCCGTATTCCTTACGGAAAAACAGCAGAAGCTCCGAGGGCCGGGGACACTGTAAAGCGTATGAAAATGCGTGGAACTGGCGCGGCTATCAAAGGTACAAAATTTAACGGTTGTTAATCTTCCTAATTGGAGGTTTTATGTTTTCAAATATGTTACACAAAATCCTAGTTGCGTTGTTTTTGGTAGGTACAGCATTACAAGATACAATTGTTTGGGTTTGGACTAAATTTAAACAACTACTAACGTGGGCAGTGTCTAAGTTTGTTAACGTGTGTAGGTGTGATAAATAAGGAGGTCATATGGCTATATTAAGCGCACTCATTGGCCCAATTACTGGTATTTTAGATAAATTCATTGAAGACAAAGACCAGAAGGTACTGTTAGCCCATGAAATTTCGACGATGGCAGACAACCACGCGCAACAGTTGGCCTTGGCCCAAGTCGAAGTCAACAAGGCTGAAGCAGCTAGTGATTCAGTATGGAAAGGTGGCTGGAGACCTTTCGTGGGTTGGGTTTGCGGGTCTGCCTTTGCTTATCATTTTGTTCTCCAGCCTTTGGCTATTTTTGTCATCGCTGTCTACGGTATGGAAGTACCTAGTCTCCCAGTGTTTGAAATGGGTCAGTTAATGACTGTGCTTATGGGTATGCTGGGTCTTGGTGGTTTGCGTAGTTTTGAGAAAACTAAAGGAGTCGCTAAGTAATGGCTAAACCTAAACTAAGTATAGAAGACCGTGCGCTTAAGTTACGCTTGAAGAAAAAGACTAGCGACGGAAGTTCTATTATGTCTCGGCCACGTAGTAAACACGACAAAAGAAATTTTAAAAAGTATAGAGGTCAAGGCCGGTGAGTTTTAAGTTATCTGAAAGAAGTTTAGATAGATTAAAAGGTGTTGATCAAAAACTTATTGACGTAGTAAAAAGAGCGATAGACCTAACGGAAATAGATTTTGGTGTGACGGAAGGGTTAAGAACGCTAGAACGACAACAAGAATTAGTTGAAAAAGGTGCTAGTCAAACCTTAAAGAGTAAACACTTAGGCGGTAGGGCTGTTGATTTAGTAGCCTATATAGGGTCTAGGGTTAGCTGGGAGTTAGCTGTTTACGATGACATAGCCGAAGCGGTTAGACAAGCCGCAAACGAACTAGACGTTACCATTCGTTGGGGAGCAGCCTGGCATAAAAACTTAACGGATACCAAAATGTCCGCTGAAGATTTAATGAATGAATACATAGATCTCCGTCGTTCACAAAGCAGACGACCCTTTATTGATGCGCCGCATTTTGAACTTGCATAAAAAATAGCTTTTTTCGTATAAGATATGATAAGATAATCTACGATATTATTAGACAATATGCGAGGAGCAATGGATGAAATATATGTAGCGGAGGCAGTATTTAGGATTGTTAGAGAGCGACGTTCGACTATTGTGGATGTATTGCAGTACGGTAACGTTAAATCAATGGAGCAATACCGTGAACTTATGGGAAGTATAGACTCCCTAAATCATGTGGAACAGGAACTCAAGAGCCTGCTAGAAAAACAGGAGCAACAAGATGACTGAAGAAATAAAGCAAGAAGAAAAACCAAATTTGGCTGAAGCCTATGTGGATAAGCCTGTTTTAAATCCAGAATTAATTAGCGGTTCGTTATTAGAACGGCTACCTCAACCAACAGGTTGGCGCGTATTAATTCTTCCTTATAAGGGTAAAGCTAAAACAGAAAGCGGTATTTTTTTACCGGATGAAGTTCAGGACAAAAAACAAATTTCAACGCAGGTTGGGTATGTTTTGAAATTAGGTCCGTTAGCTTATAAAGATCAGAGTAAATTTCCATCAGGAGCTTGGTGCGAGGAAAAACAGTGGGTAATGTTTGCTCGTTATGCTGGCTCTCGTTTTCAGATTGATGGAGGAGAAGTAAGGATTCTTAATGATGATGAGATCCTTGCATCTATTCTTGATCCAGAAGATATTCACCACTTATAAAGGATAAACAATGGCCGAAGAAGAAAACAGTTATGACACCGATAACGAACCGGATACAGAAGTAGAGGTTCTTGACACAGAAGACTCTGCAACAAACGGCGCGTTACAGGCAGATAACGAAGATAACGAAGACGATCAGTTTAAAAAAGCGGAGTCATCCACTCAAAAACGAATAGATCGTTTGACGAAAAAAATGCGGGAGGCTGAACGCCGAGAACAAGAAGCTGTTAATTATGCTCGAAATGTTCAAACTGAGGCCGAACAGATAAAAAGCCGCATGCAAAACTTAGATAACAGTTATGTTTCTGAGTTTACTACTCGTGTTGGCGCTCAGATGGATCAAGCGGAAAACGACCTTTCTCGTGCGATGGAGATGGGCGATACCAAATCTGCAGTAGAAGCACAACGTAGAGTAACTGCTTTAGCCATACAGGCTGATAGAGCTGAACAAGCAAAAGCTCAACAGGCTCAACA